TCCTCGGTCTTAACAGTCGCATCGATAGCTCTGATTTCCTTCTCATAAGCATCGAATTTCGCCTGCTCATCCTCGGTCAGCGCTCTCTCCTCGGTTTCAGCTGTATTGGTAAGCAGTTCCATTTCAGCCAGGATCTGCTCACGCTTCTCAATGAGTTTCTTAAATTTATTCATTTCGCACCTCCTTTAAGGTTAGCTAAAATTGATTTGTTCTTGTTGACAGCTTCTTTCCAATCCTCGGATCTCTCCTCGGATGGATTTTCTACATCTTTATTAATATGTTCATCAGGTGTCGCTTCTAATTCGACATAGGAAATATCTTCCATATTCGCCCTGGTTTCGACCGTTCTTTCTTCTTCTCCCCTTATTTCCACTGATGTTGAAGAATAACAAGGAATGCGATCGATAATCAGAGAAACCTCGGAAATATCCAGGGATTTAACATGTCGAATCGGTAAATCATCAGCCCTGGTTTCCAGGTCGTCCTTGACGTTATCCATGTCAAAACTCCAGCCTCTGATTTTTCCTTTCTTTGCGGCGTCAATAACGATTTCATCCGTTACCACCGCTTCCGCTCTCAGACCTACAGCATCCTCTTTGATTTTCAGCGTTCCATCAGCCGTGTCCGCCAAAACTCTTTCGGGTCTGTGGTCCTGAAGCATTCGCACCTCTTTGGCGCGGGACAGAGCATCTTTAAAAACGCCCTGTTCTATAATTTCGATGGCTCTTCCTGCCGCTGTCATAATTGGCCTGGATTTTCGCCCAGGGACATTGACATAACCGGAAATATGGAGTCCATCGGATCTTAATTCAGCTCTCATTTTTCAAATCACCTCCACTTTCGAACCATTGGTTTACTAAATCTACAAACACTTCCTTATCAGGTCTTGTGTCATCATCGTTTATCCTTTGGATGCACACATCTTTCGGCGTGTCCATAATATGAAGATCAGCGTTCAACTGTTCGCACCACTCATTCAGGATCTCTTTGTCGTTTTGCGTCGTTATGATGTATGCTTTCCCAGGGGCTTTGCCCTCGGAAATCCCCTGATAGATCGCAGCCCTTACGACTTCGAGCATCGGCACCAGGTCTCTAGCATCAATATGTAAATCAGCCCTGTTCAGCAGTGCGCCTTTGATCATATCTAAATCAACGATAATATCGCCTGAAGTCATCATCTCTTTTGCCAGTGTCGTCTTTCCGCTTCCAGGAGCACCTGTGATGAGAAGATTTTTGCCGTTATAAGCCCTTTCCTCATCAGCGGGGATCGGTCCGACTTTCGCATTCGGCGTTGTTGCCATCACCGCTGACGTCTTATCCATTGAAACGAGTGCGTTCGTGTTCGGCGTGTAGATTGTGTTTTCCTTGATATCCAGCAGGACGTCATTTAATCCAATCGTCATCCACTTAAATCCTGTCGGCTCCAGATCTTCCATTTCCCTTACTTCATCGACCTGAAGGAAATGAGCCTCTAATCCGAGCTTATATGCTTCATATCTTTCTTTGATATCGCCTCTTGTCAGCTCTCTCGTATCAAATGCGAAATATTTAGTCAGCTTTTCTTCTTCTGTTAAAAGATCTCTATTCAGAGAACTTTCGATGTCTGAAAGGATGTTTGCTATCGTCCTAACAAAGACCTTCTTGTCATCCGCTGTCGCTCCGCCTGATATCATCGAGACGGGGACACCAAAGATCTCACATATCTCTTCCGCGTTCGTTCTCTTGTTTTCGTTCAGCTGCATCTCTACTGACGTGTTTGACGCCTCCTTGAATTTGACGCCGTTGTTCAGGACGATAACATTCTCATCAGATGACGAATACAACCTTCTAAACGCTTCTTTCAGTTTTTGGAATGCCTTCTCCGTCAGCGTCCTTTCACTTTCCAGGAATCCGCGCTTGTTTCCGCCCCTGGCTACAAGGTTTTTTTCATATATAAGAGACTTGTAAACTACAGATAAAAGTGTTGGGTTCTCATCGCATATCGACAAGCCCGTCACACCATCCTTTGTATGACGGAGGATCTTCAAAAATTTCCAAGGGTAGAACTTCTTCCCCTGAACCATCAGATCATAGCTTTTGAAAATCGGATCGACATTCTTCACATAAGAGATCTCATCGCAACTCACATAATAGATTTTTTCAGCAACCCCGCCTGACGTCTGAATGTAAGCAAAGCCACCTTTGCCCAGCAGATAATCCGCGATCATCGCTTGCCAGAATTGGTTCGCGGTCATCGTGTCGCCCGTGTCATGATTTAAGAGCACAAGCCTCGGATCATCCTCGATCTCTTTAAGCTTCCCGCCCTTGTCATATAAACGGACTGGCAAACCCGCAATAGTGCTGGATATCAAATTCACGCACGCAGCAACCGCTGGAATTTGAACAGCCAGATCTCTCGTTATCGTGTCACCAGGACCTAAAAGCGCCGTTAGGAGTGCCTGGTCCGTGGTCTTTTCGTCTAACATTATTTCTGTTTCCGCTCGTGGTTCAGGTTCGCCCCTAAACCATCTATCCCAAAAAGGCATTTGTTTCACCTCCTTTTTCTACAACTAATATGTTATTTTTCCACCGTCTCAAATTAATACTGGACAATTACTGAAGATCCGAATAACTGTTCTTGTTGGAGACAATACAAGGCGTCCAAGATTGCGAAAACAGCATCAACCTTTCCCGCTGATTTCTTTTTGCTTACATACTTGTTCAAGTTCGTATCTTCGACACAGCGGGCATTCTGGAAATTGATCTCCAATATTTTTGATTTTGAGTATTTAAACGCTTTGTCCAGGATCAGCTCTTTCAAAAGCTTTGTCGGCATATGTAAAACACTTGAATGCTGTTTGACTTCTACACATTCGATTCCAGCCGATTCCAATTTCTGAACCGTTGAAATTGCGTTATATCGGTCATATCCAACCTGGGCTATTTCGCAGCCCATTTTGTTTTGAAGAGTGTTTATAATAAACCGCTCAACTGATCCATAATCGATGACTTCTGCGCCGCATGGGATAACTTCGCCGCTCTCAATTAACGCTTCGTAGTTCACTTTTTCTCTATTGCTTTTCAGCTGAATAACAGCATCTTCTCCAGGTATAAAAACCTTAACCTGGGCATAAATACAGCCATTTTCCTCTGTCAGCCAGGCTATCGCCGTGTTATCGTCCGACTGCGACAAATCCATTCCAACCCATACCCTTTTTCCTCTCCAGAAAGAAGCGGGGAAGTCCTCGGAACATAGTTTGACCTTTTGAATGTCTATATATCCCTCTGTTCCAATTCCCTTGTATTGGATGTTGTTATGTTTACAGAGATAGTTTTCACGCTTCGAAGGGTAAAGAACAGCTATCGCTCTTTTCTTCTTCAGATCATCGAACATCATCTGGTTGTTGATCGTTACGGGATTGCTTTGATATATACAGCGATCATCTTTCATCCAGATATCACCTTGTTTCAGTTCGTCGTCTGGTTCGTAAAGAAGGGAAAAATAACGAGTATTTTCAAGCACGCCATCCAGCGTTTTCTTAGCAATGTCAACCTCAGTCAAAAAAACATTGTCATCATTCGGATATTGAGTTGAAATAATAATTCCCAGCTTTTCGGCGAGTGTGATCTGTGATGATCTCATAGCTTCGACGGGATAGTCGTCCATTGCCCCGGCCTCATCGGCCAAGAAGCAAGTGGCCAGCTTCGTTGTGTTATCCTATCGGCTTTTTATCCGATAGTTCTTATGATTTCTCATAAGTCCAGCATATCTTTTCACCTGTTTGCCAGGTGTCGCGGACTCGTGGCGGGATTATATTCTGTTTCCAGTTTCACCCGCTATGCGTTGCGCGTGTCCTTCCTATTACAAAAGAACTTCCGCTCTGATTAGCATATTAAACAAATTCCCATTTCAAACCCGCTGCTGTTTTCTGATTGCCTCTACAAGTTGCGCTAACCGACCCACTACTGAGTCCGTATTTCTTATCAGCGTTCCTTGCGCAATCAAACACTTCTCCAGTGTCTACACAGCGAACTTTTTTCGCTCTACCGTTATTTCCTCCAGCAACTTTGTGATTTCCATAATTTGGATTATTAGAGCCTTTAAACGCCGTCTTTTGATAATTGTCTCTACACATAAGCGAACAGAAAGCGTTTTTTCTGCTTGCCACCTCACTCGGACGTAGCTCAAATTCTTTTTGACAAAAAGAACATTTTACTTTTATCCTTTTTCTCAAATCGGGCCTAGGTCTTCTTGAACCTTCAATCCGACACTCCTTTGAGCAATAATATCTGCCACTGTATTTCTTCTTGTATTTGTCGGTATTCGCTATACAATTCAGGATATATATCGGCTTCCCACACGTGGAGCACTGCGCTTCAACTCTGCTCCATCTCGGATTGTCTTTCCCGTGCGGAATTATTCTTCTTCTATTCGCTTCAGCTATCTTTGCTCTTGTCGCGGCGTCATGCTTTCCATTATGTCCGCCGCTCATATGGTTATATCCGTGTTCTGGGTTCGTAGTATCCAAAATGGCAATCAGCCTTATTTCAGCGTCATCCAGCTCTTCCTTCGTATCCGCTTCATAATAATTTTCGTATATATAAAAGTTTTCTTCTCCATACTTCTCGATAGCTCTCTTCAAGTGATCATTCTTTGTGCTTCTACCTATCCCCTTTGGATATCGCTCCTTAAAAGAGCGGATTGTCTGCCCGACATACATTTTGTCGTCAATCATATTTCGGATTACATAAATCATTCCATACATTCGCTTCACCTCCTTTCCGTTTCGTTTTTTAATGAGAATTTGTTTAACTTAGCCTTCCAGTTTTTTCCGCGATTCATTCGTTATGTCGCCATAACAACGGGCAAATTCATTTACCATCCATCCCATCGTTGGAATACGCCAAAGGAATATAATTGCTATCATTCAACTTACAAATGACTTCTTTTCTTAGTAGCTTAAAAACGGGGTTAACTTCGTCATATAAAAGCGGGCTGCTTTTGATAATCTTCTTGATCGCTACATATAGCTCAGAAGAAAGAGATAAATCAGGAGCCACACTGAAGAAACGAGAGAAGTTTGGCTCAGTCAGCATCAGGATTATGAAGATAACAGCAGATAAAAAAGTTTTTCTATTTTTTCGAGATACCTCCAAAAGCCCTGTTTGATAGTGTCTCAGCCCTGATTTTTCCTCTTCTGTACAAAGAACCGCCGTGATGAAAAGGTGTGCGTAGTCATCCAGCCCGTCATATAGAGGACCATGTAAGTCAGGATGAACCATGATTTTCATGATCTTCTCAATCTTTTCTTGCCGTTTAGCAGAAACCGAAAGACCTGGCACTTTTCCATCAGCAATATCGAGCCATTGGGAACATTGGATCTTCACATATTTTGGAACCTTCCCCTCCGTCTCATCCCTTGCCCAGACGGCGTACTTATAAGCCGTTGTTTCTTTTATTCCGCTCATACCATCACCCCCTCAGGGCTTCCAGGAGAGGATTATTCGCTTTCTCAGGCGTCTTAGGTATTGACCTCAGCGATGCGGCGATCGACATACAATTTTCCTTTTCTATATCAAACAGCATCTTCCTTTTTTGCTGGATCTGTCGATCCATCGCCAAAATTGAGTTTTGGAAGCCTTGCTCTATTTTGACGCCATCCGTGAATTTGATCTGTTCGGCGTCTATAAGTACCTGTTTCTGCTGCTGGAATTCTTTCAATTCGTTCCAAAAATAGGCTCTCTTTTCCTCAAAATCAGCACATTCGGCCATCAACATGGCGTATCTGTTAATCTGGGCGCTATACAAAGCATCATCTCGACCAATCGCCGCCAACAGCTTCTTTGTTTTCAGGAAAGTCTCATGGGCGGTGGGGTTATCTTTGACGGAGGGATCTTCTTTCAGTTTGGCGCCTGTCAGGAGCCCCTGTTCCATTTCCTTCCTCATCGCTTTCTCAGCTTTAGTTCTATGTCCCGTTGTGTTATCGATCGATTTACTCGGTGTCGGCATCTTCCATCACCTCCTCAATCTTTAAAACTCTGTATGTCGCGCCGGAATCAGGAACAAGCTCCGCCTCAACCTCTACCAGTTTCCTTGCCATGTCCAGCATTTTCGGATATAGCGACAGATTTACTAAGAGTTTGACAACTTTGCCGATAACCTTTTTATCTGGGGTCTCTTCTTCCCACCAAAGCACGGCATCATACCCAACCTTTGCCGCATCTTTTCTAGGAACTAATAATCCTCGGATTTTGAATGTCATAATCATTGCCTCCTTTCTGTTTTTCTTTTTTCTAATATGTCGGATCTGGGAGGGAATAAACGGGAAAAGGAAAAGATGAGGAATAAATTGGAAGAAATAGGAATAACAAAGGGAATGACAAAGGAAATGACAAAGAAAATGACAAGCATAACACGAGAATGACAAAGCTTAAAGACTAAAAAACCGCGTAAATACGCGGTTTCCAGGGCAAAATGACAAAATGGCAAAATGACAAAAGAAAAATACTTATATAAAGAAAAAAAATATATGCTATTTTTTAATGCTTTAATGCGCTAAAGCCCTGTTTTTTCACGCCAAAGTCCTTTCACGATCGGGATGAGAAGCCATAATAAGGCAAATGACAAGTCGAAATAGAGAAAATAGCAAACCAAAACAAGGGAAATGACAAGCCAAAACAAAGAAAATGACAAACATAACACAAGAATAACAAAGCTTGAATGTCAAAAAATCGCGTAAATACACGGTTTCCAGGGCAAAATGACAAAATGACAAAATGACAAAAGAAAAATACTTATATAAAGAAAAAAAATAAATGCCATTTTTTAACGCTTTAATGTGTTAAAGTTTGGAGGATGAAGTCCGCTGACATTCTCTTTGAGTATAAAAGAAGATGCGTCAAAGGAAGAAAAAACAATTCTCTTATATATATATATATATTATTTTGTTATTATTATTATTATTAATAGTTTTTGTATCCGCAAACCCGCATAAATACGCGATTTTGAAAATGACAAAAGTTTTGTCATTCTTTGTCATTCTTTGTCATTATTGTCATTTTCCAAAATCGGCATCAAAAAAGCCCGTAAATACGGGCTAAAATTGATGCGGGACAAAACCCTGTAAATGGGCCCAAAGTCGGTCGCACGCGATTTAATTTTTTCCGTTCGAACCCCCAGGGGGGGTATGTTTATCAGTCGGCAGGGATAAGATCGCGGAGCTCCTTTCTCTCGATCTTGCCCGCCTCAGCGTCCTCGTGGCACCACTTACAGAGCGTGATACAGTTTGAACTATCTAACGCAAGCGTTGGATCTTCCTCGATCGGCACAATATGGTGAACGGATAGCCCAGCCGTTGTTATTACCGCCTGACTGAGACAGTACCGACAAAGGTTGCCATCCCTCTCCCTCACCGAGGAGGCAAGGCGCTTCCACTTGCTGGAATGATGGACGCGTTCCGCTTCCGATCCGCGCCGCCTGCTCCATTTTTCTTCCTTTGCCGCCCTTTTCTTTTCGCACTCTACTTTGCTATCATGTATTCTTCCACAATAAACACAGCTCTTTAACATTCCTCATCATCCCCTTCCGCGTCTGTTGGTTCCACCACCAGACGCTTACTGTATATCATCGCTCTGACCATATCTCTATCCCATTCAGACACCATCGCCAAAGAATCCAAATCCTTAACGACTTCATCTCTATCAATTAGTCCTCCATGATGTGCTGGTATCTGCCGCATAGGACACCATGACGGTCTTCCTTTTTCTCTTTCTTCCCATAAGTTTCTCTCTTTGCGGCAAAACCTGCAAACCATCACCGCCCACCCGTCTTCTCCGATATCATAGCCGGCTGCTGGGCAGCTTCCACATCTTGGTGGTATTCCTACATTGTTTAACATGATCATTCCTGTTTTTTCCTTTCTCTTTCTTATTTTCGTCGAACATCCAAAGCTTTATCATCTTCATTCCTACCCCTTCCCCGTTATTCCTTTTGGCAAACGGTATCCCGTCTTTCCCCTCCCCGTCCTTTTGTTTCTGTTTGTTCCTATATATATCTGTGTTCCTTCTGTTCCAATTTATTCCCATTGGTTTCTGTTTCCTTTGTTTCTGTCTCTTACAAGCTCTTTCCCTTTGGACATCCTACCTATCTAATATGTTTGCTGGCAGAACAGGAATGAATGGGAA